GCCCAGAATGGGCCGAAGCGAACGCCCGACGGACCCGCCGCCGACATGAGAGGACGCTGTGAAGTACGCGCTGAACGTGGGGATCAACACCTACCCGAGGTCGCCGCTGCAGGGCTGCGTCAACGACGCCGTTGACTGGCGGATGGCGCTGCAGGCCCGCGGGTTCGACTGCCACAGCCTCCACGACGACGAGGCCAGCCGGGAGAACGTGATGCGCTGGCTCGCGTCGATGCTCGACGCCTCCGACAGCGACGACGTCGCCGTGTTCACGTTCTCCGGGCACGGCACGCAGGGCCCCGACGTCGACGGCGACGAGGTCGACGGCTGGGACGAGATGATCTGCGCGTGGCCTGCGCGCAGCCGCGGCGACATGATCGCCGACGACGACCTGTACGGCCCCTTCGCCGACGCCGACCGGCGCGGCGTCCGTGTGATCTTCGTCTCCGACTCGTGCCACAGCGGCACCCTCCAGCGGTTCGCCGGCCCCCTCGCCGCCCTCGGCGAGGGCGGCGAGGTCCTTGTCGAGCCGGCCTCGTACCGCCGCGCCCGCTGGCTGTCCCCGGCGGAGTGGATGAACGCCGAGGACCTGCGTCGCGCCGCCCCGTCGTTCGCGCCGCCCCTCGGCTTGAGTCGGCGCAGCGCGCTCGTGCTGTCCGGCTGCCGCGCCGACCAGGTCGCCTACGACGCCTACCTCGACGGCCGGTACCGCGGCGCGTTCACCGCCGCCGCCCTCGACGCCCTCGCATCCCTGGAGTCCTCACGCCCGATCGCCGGCCGCGGGTGGAACTACCGCCAGTGGCACCGCGCGATCCGCGCCCGCCTCCCGTCGGTCGACTTCGACCAGGTCCCCCAGCTCGACGGCAGCGCCGCGCAGCGCCGCTGGCTGCTCCTCGACGAGCAGGGCCGCCGATGACCGCCGAGCACCGCCGGCTGACCGATCCACCTCCGCTCACCGTCGAGGTCGACGACATCGACGCGGTCGCGCAAGGCTTCATCGCCCCGCTGCCGCTCATCGTCGCGCTGCCCACCCCCGTCCGCCTCGATGACCCCGACGTCGTCACCTTCCTCCGCGACATCCTCCACCACCACATCCTTCACCCGCCCTCGCCCACCCGAGAGGAGGTGACCGCATGACCTTCGACAGCAAGAGCATCTGGTAATCCACAGAACCCACAGACCCCTGTGGACAACCCGGCACGAGGAGCCCCGCATGCCCGCGAAGACCGCCGCTGAGAAGACCGCCACGATCTGCCCCACCTGCCAGAACGGCGACCACACCGACTGCCGTGCGCAAGGCGGCAACTGGGTGTGCGTCTGCGACAACGCCGACCACCCCGACGCCGGCACCCGCGCGCTCCACGCGTTCGACGCGCCAGCCCCCGACCTCGGCCCCCCCGCCGACCCCCACCCCGACGAACCCGCCCCCCTCGACGTCGAACCCGACGTCACCCTCAAGCAGGGGGTTCACGTTGAGCAGGGGCGGGTCATCGAAGACGAGGGGGACGTCATCGAGGGGGACGTCATCAACGAGGGCGCCTAGATCGAGGGGGGCGTCTCAACCCGAGGGCGGCACCTGAAACGAGGGCGGCACCCCGGGCAGGGCACACTCCCCCCACCCCCACCCCACCCCCACCCCCACCCCCACCATGACCGCCAAGGCGTCGGCCAAGCAGCGTGGCTATGACGCAGCCCACCGACACCTCCGCCGCCACTGGACCCCGTACGTGGCATCAGGAGCGATCCTGTGCTGGCGCTGCGCCAAGCCCATCCGTCAAGGACAGCCTTGGGACCTTGGACACACCGATGACCGCACCAGCCACGCCGGCCCCGAACACACACGCTGCAACCGCTCCGCAGGCGGACGTCGAGGCGCAGCAATCACCAACGCACAACGCAACCCGTCGACCACGAGCCGCGAATGGTGAACGACCCGGAGGGGAGGGGGGACGGGCCGCGACGCGAAACGACACCGGCCGCGGAACCCTCGCCTGTCACCGTTTCTCTCCCCGAGCGGGTGGGACACGCCTCGGGGTTGCGTCCCGTTACGGTGGGTGAGTCGGCGATTGGGGGGTGGTGGTGGAGCGGCCGTGTGATGTCTGCGGGAAGCGGTATGAGGCGAAGCGTCGTGAGTCGCGGTACTGCTCGGCGGTGTGCCGCAAGCGGATGCACCGCCGTTCGCAGACCGCCCCGGCTGAGCCGGTCGTAGAAGCGTCGGCAGAGGAGCAGCGGACCCGTTCGTTGCTCGTGGATCAGGTGATCGCCGAGCTGGACGCGGCGGGCCGGCTGGTGTCGGTGCCGGGGGTGCAGGCGGTGTTGCTGGCGTCGCGGATGGAGGGGCTGATGGAGACGGGCGCGGCTGTGGCGGCGTTGAGCAAGGAGCTGTCCCGGGTGATGGGGGAGGCGTTGGGCGCTGCGTCTGCGGTGGCGGATCCGGTGGATGAGCTGCGGAGGTTGCGTGACGCCAAGCGCGACGCTGGTTGAGCCGTCGTTCCGGTCCGGCCCTGCGTTCACCCGCACGTTGGGGCCGGAGGTCGCCGAGCTCGCGGCGTTGGCGGGGTTCGCGCCCGACCCTGAGCAGCGGTTGGGGTTGGACCTGGCGTTCGCGATGGACGCCGCGGGCCGGAGCGTCGCGTTCGAGGTGGCGGTGATCTGCTCCCGGCAGAACCTGAAGACGGGGTTTTTCAAGCAGTGCGCCCTGGGGTGGCTGCATCTGACGGATCAGCGGCTGGTGGTGTGGTCGGCGCATGAGTTCCGCACGGCGCAGGAGGCGTTCCGCGACATGGACGAGCTGCATGCGGCGCATCCGTCGTTGGCGGTTCGGGTGAAGCGGGTGTACCGCGGCAACGGCGACGAGGCGATTGAGTTGAAGTCGGGGCAGCGGCTGATCTTCAAGGCGCGCACCGGGACCGGCGGGCGCGGCCTGTCGGGGGACAAGGTGGTCCTGGACGAGGCGTTCGCGTTGCAGCCGGCGCATATGGGCGCGTTGATGCCGACGCTGTCGGTGCGGCCGGATCCGCAGCTGTTCTACGGGTCGTCGGCGGGGATGGCGGATTCGGCGGTGCTGCGGGGGATCCGCGACCGCGGCCGGGCTGGCAGTTCGCCGAGGTTGGCGTATCTGGAGTGGGGCGCCCCCCGCGGCGGCTGCGTGGATCCCAACTGCGGCCACGGGGTGGGGGTGGGCGGGTGCGCGTTGGACGATGAGGGGAACTGGGCGCGGGCGAACCCGCTGCTGGGGCGGACGCGGGCGAACGGGACCGGGTTGACGGCGGCGTATGTGCGGGACGAGCGGGAGGCGTTGCCGCCTGCGGAGTTCGCCCGCGAGCGGTTGGGGTGGTGGGATGAGCCTGCGGGGTCTGCGGCGGCGTTCGGTGAGGGGAAGTGGGAGTCGTGCGTCGGCGACCCAGCACCGGAGGGGACCAGCCTGGGGGCGTTGGCGGTCGCGGTGTCATATGACCAGACGTGGGCCGCCATCGCAGGCGCCGCCGTCGTGGACGGCGTCGTCTACCTCAAGCCGTTGGACCACCGGCCGGGGACCGGGTGGCTGGTCGAGCGGGCGGTCGAGCTGCAGGACAAGCATCGGGTGCCGGTGGTGATTGACGGGAAGGGGCCGGCGGCGGAGTTGGTCGGGGCGTTCGAGGCGGTGAAGGCGGATCTGGTGGTCGCGGAGACCGCCGACGTGCTCGACGCGTGCGCTGGTCTGTTCACTGCGGTGCAGGAACGCCGCGTGCGGCATCAGGCGTTCGGCGAGTTGGACGCGGCGGCGGCGGCGGCGGTGAAGCGGACGGTGGGGGACCGGTGGGCGTGGGGCCGCAAAGCCACCGGGTCCGACATCAGCGTGTTGGAGACGGTGACGTTGGCGGCGTGGGGGGCGCGCCGGCCGGTGAAGGCGTCCACTCCGTGGTTCGCTTTCGACTGACCCCGCAACCCCCTGACGTAATTACACCGTTGTCGTCTACTCTCACGCTGTGGCTAAGCCCTCATGGTTCCAGCGTGCCGTTCTCGGGGTTGGGGCGACCCCGCTGACGGGGGTGAAGGCGTTCACGCAGCCGCCGTTTTGGGAGCTGGAGCAGTTCCGCTACCCCTGGCTCGCCTCAACCAGCCTGCGTGGGGATCGGGAGGGGATCGACAACGACTTCGACGGCTACGTAGGCGCCGCCTACAAGGCTGACGGGGTCGTGTTCGCGTGCTTGACGACCCGGCAGCTGGTGTTCTCCGAGGCGAGGTTCCAGTGGCGGCAGCTGCGCGGCGGCCGGCCCGGCGACCTGTTCGGCAACGACGCGCTCGCGCTGTTGGAGAACCCTTGGCCGGGCGGCACCACCGGGGATCTGTTGACCCGGATGGACGCCGATGTGGTGGCGGCGGGGAACTTCTACGCCACCACCGCCGACGACGCCGGCCGCCTCGGCGGCTCCGCGACGGGTGCGGGCCGTCGGGTGGTGCGGATGCGCCCGGATTGGGTGACGTTGGTCATCTCGAGCCGGTCGCAGGACCCCCGTTCCCTCGACGCGCGGGTGGTGGGGTACGTGTATCAGCCGCCGCCGGTCGGGGGTCGACGGGAGGACCCGGTGACGCTGCTTCCGGAGGAGGTGGCGCACTACAGCCCCCACCCCGACCCGGCGGCGATGTATCGGGGGATGTCGCCGCTGACCCCGATTCTGACCGAGATCGAGGCGGACAAGGCGGCCACGGTCCACAAGCGGCAGTTCTTCGCCAACGGCGCGACCCCGTCGCTGGCGATCCGGTTCCCGGAGGGGCAGCCGCCGGAGGTGATGGACGCGTTCCGTGAGCGGTTCAACGCAGCCCACCAGGGGGCGGGCAACGCGTACAAGACGTTGTTCATCGGCGGGGGGGCGGACCCGGTGGTGATCGGCAAGGACTTTCAGCAGATGGACCTCAAAGCCACCCAGGGCGTGTCCGAAACCCGGATCGCGGCGGCGCTCAGGGTCCACCCGACCATCGTGGGGCTGTCGGAGGGGATGCAGGGGTCAAGCCTGAACGCGGGGAACTTCGCGTCGGCGCGGCGGGGGTTCGTCGACGGGTGGGCGCGGCCGTCGTGGCGGATGGCTGCGGGGTCGCTCGCGTCGCTGGTGACCGCCCCGGGCGGTTCGCATCTTTGGTACGACTCCCGCGACATCGCGTTCCTCCGTGACGACGCCAAGGACGAGGCGGAGACCCACGGGATCGACGCGCGGACCATCCGTTCGCTGGTGGACGCGGGGTTCAACCCGGACGCGGTGGTGGACGCGGTGATGGCGCGGGACCTGTCCCGGTTGAAGATGAAGCACTCCGGGCTGTTCTCGGTGCAGCTGCAGGAACCGGGCACACCCGAACCTGCATCTTCGGCGGCGGCGGCGCCGCCGGCGTTGGTGCCCGGCCAGCCGGCCTCTTCGAGCAACGGCAACGGGCGGGTTCCCGCCAGAACAGGCGCGTGATGGACCACAAGGGCATCGTCGCCCCCGTCGAGGTCAAGTCGTCGGAGCGGGGCGAGGTCGAGGCGGTGTTCGCCCGCTTCAGCGTCGAGGACCACGACGGCGACGTCACCGTGCCGGGCGCGTTCACCGAGGACGCCCCGGTCGCGATCTCGGCCTACGGGCACAAGACGTGGCCCGAGATGGGCGGGTTGCCGCCGGTCGGCCGCGGCACGATCCGCACCACCCCCGATGAGGCGGTGCTGCAGGGCCGGTTCTTCATGGACACCACCCAGGGGCGGGAGGCGTTCGCGTTGGTGAAGGGGATGGGCGAGCTGCAGGAGTGGTCCTACGGGTTCGACGTCGTCGACGCCGAACCCCGGCCGGGCCGCGGCCGGGTACTGAAGCGGCTGAAGGTGCACGAGGTGTCGCCGGTGTTCCAAGGCGCCGGCTTGGGGACGAGGACGTTGGCGATGAAACAGCTGGCAGGCACCACCGTGACCGCGCCGCCGTTCGACCTGTCGAGCTGGACGGCGTTGCGGGTCGCGATCCGCCCGCACCGGACCGAGGTGACGGCCAAGGGGTGGGAACCGGCGGACGTCCTCGCCGCCCTCGACGCCGACGGCGTCGGCGTCGATGCGCTGCGGTCGGTGTTCGCCGCCGCAGACCCGACCGCCGACCCCGAGACGAAGGCCGCCTACCTCCTCGCACACCACGACGGGCCGGGCGGGCCGGCGAACCTGCGGGCGTGCGCCGCCGGCATCGCCGACCTCAACGCCGACGTGAAGGCGCAGCACCGTCAGGGCGCGTGGGACCACCTCGCCGCGCACCTGCGCGACGGCGGGCGGGAACCCTCCGAACTCCGTCAGGATGACGGTGCTACGTTGAAGCTGAACGACAGAGCAGCGACGGTCCTGGCGGGCCTGTCAGAGCTACGTCGGGCGGTCGCAGCCGTTGACGCGGAGCGGGCGCTGAAGGGTAAGAAGCTCGGCGCGTTGACCGTCGACATCCTTGACTGGGTGCGTGACGAGATGCGGGAGCTCGCCGCCCTCATCGACACCCCTGAGGACCAGGCCGCAGCGGAGTACGCGCGGATGGTCCGCCTGACCCGTCAAGGAGCATGACCGTGGGATTCCCTGCGCTGGAAGAGCTCGAAGGCAGCATCGAGACGAAGTCGAAGTCGCTCCACGCGATCTTCGACGAGGCCGGCCCCGACATGGACCTCGGCCGGGTCAAGTCCGTCAAGGGCGACTCCCGCGCCATCGCCGGGGAGATCCGCAAGCTCAACGACGAACTGTCCGACCTCGGTGAGCAGCGCGACAACCTCAAGGCCGTCGAGGCCGCCGCCAACCGGATCCGTCACGCCCCCGACGGCGGCGAGTCCGGCGCCGA